GGGCAATGCCATCGCCGGGGTCACACCCCCGCCATTGGCATTGCTCGGGGCCTGCGGCACGATCATTGTCGCGTTCATCGGTACCATGTCGGCGCTCGAATCGCGGGTGACAGAGTCGATAAACGCAGTGGGTTCCTGCGAAACGACATCCAAAGCCCGGTAAATGTCCGGAATCAAGCCAGTCAACGTGTTAGACATTGCGCACCTCGTCCAAAACTTCCCCGCCCGCTCTCAAAAAAACGATGCGGGCCTGAGGATCTAATAGTTCAAAAGCAGAGCGGCTCATCTGTTTTTGGCTGCCGTCCTGGGCCGGATCGGCAGGGGCGGTGAAGTTGCTCACGCCATTGTCGCTTACCAGCGAAGCGTCGCGCATGGAGACGTACAGCTCATTTGCGCTTTTTGCCTGGGCTTTTGCGGCATCCAGCGCGCTCCGCAAACTCAGAGCTTGGGCCTGGCCCTCTGGGGTGCCTAAATTGAAGGCCTGGTCAATTTGCGCCATCACTCTTTGCACGTTGGCGTCTGCGGCTAGTGCGGCGTCGTAATACGGTTTTAAGTTCGGCATATTTACACTCCTTTGTAGACTTGAATATAGTCTTGCAAACGCCGGGCGGCATCTGCAAATTCGTTCCTGGATTCCGTTTCTGCCAGGCTCAGCACATACGACGGCACACTGCCGTAGTACTTCAAAGTGTTGATGAAATTGTTTCCCAGGCGGGGCGCCGCCTGCTGGCCAACCAGGATTTCATCCGCAAACCCATACGCCACCGCATCGCGTGCGCTCATGTAGGTAGTTTTTGACATCATCTTTGAGAGCCGCTCCCGGCTTAACCCTGTGCGAGATTCGTATGCGGCCAGGACGTTGTCCTTGAAGGCCTTCAGCGCATCTACGATCGTCTGCCCGGTTTCAATATCAATATCTGCCCAAAGCACAAACAGGGACGGATCGTGAATCAGCAATGAGGCGGTATCCATCATCAGCGTACGCTTTCCAGCCGTCAGCAGGAAAGTGGCTGCGCTCGCACATACAGAATCTACGCGCGTGGTGATTTCACCAGGGTAGTCGAGCATGATGGCCCGCAGTTTCGATGCCGCAAAAATATCTCCTCCAGGCGAATTGACGCGCACCGTCACCGGGCCGCCCTTCCCTGCAGCGTATAAATCGTTTTTAAAAGCATCCGCCATGCGGACGGCCGTCTCGTCGTCGAGGAGAACATATTCAGATATCGGCCCGTCAAAATTTATCTCCGCCTCCCCCCGGGCGCTCACCCGCCAAAACGGCTCATCTGGCTTGGCGTTGCCGTCAAAACATCGAATAGGTTTAATCATGCGTTACTTCCTCCGAAACAACATAATTTGCCGAAATGAAATACTTATCGCCGAGGGGGTCATCCGCCGCGCCATAATCATCCTTCTCACGCAGTTCATTTGGCGTCCTTTGGCGCGTTCGCAGGAGAATTTCTCCCAATTCGGCGCGCGTTTTGGCATCCGTGCGTAGTACCGACTCTCGAATGAATTTGAAATATGAATTACGTTGCTCGGCTTCGCTTTGCCATTTCAGGTAAGCGGCCTCCTCCCATTGCACCAGATACGTCGGGTCCAGTGTGGATTTCAGATAATCGAGGTCATGTTGCGTGTTGCTCTCGTAGGATTGCTTGCCGTTGTTTAATTTATATTCGGGAATGCCAAGGAAATTGGCTATGTCCCGATCGGTGGCCATGATAGATTCGAGGAATTGAGCATCTGTCAACTTCATCGAAATTGGCTCAAATTTGAGCACCTTATTGTCAAAGACAGCCAAGCGTCCGAAGTTACTTACGCCGCTGATAGACTCGCTATACGCATCGCGCACTTTGTTGCGACCGGCTTTGTCCAATGAACCTGCCACCTGGATATAAGCAGCTGGATTTAATCCTTGGCCCAGAATCATGCTCTGCGTCGAGTATGCGCCCAGTTGCCGCCCGATCGTCTCTGCCGCATATTCGAGCACCGAGCGCCCCCAAATGCCATTGGTGGAATTGATCATCAGGTGCAGCACCTCATCTGCCGGTATGTACTTTATTCGGCCATTGGGGAATATGACCCGATACCAAAGGTTGCTCTCCGCATCGAACAGGGGCGTGGTTACATTCGCTGGCAGGATAAAGAGCTCCCTTGGAGAACCAGGAGGCGACCAGATCAGTCCATTACCCCAATAGATCATCCACAAAATTACCGTCTTTTTGAAAACAAAGGGCGTCATCCACCGATTTGGAGATTTTCCAATCAACCAGGCTATATTTCGCAGAACTGGGTCAGGCTCCACCTGGTATATTTTCTTACCATCTCGCCTGAATTGCTGTAATGGCATAGCGGCCACGTCATCGCTCAGGATATTGGCGCCGCGATAAAATGAAGCAACGTACTTGGCCGTGTGCGCAGAAACTACTTGCTTCGACTTGGTGGAATATCCCCCGGAATAAACGCCATCATAATCAGGCGGGGCCTCTACTCCCGCCGGGGCCTGCTCATAGATTTTCTGGGGTTTATTGGCCCCACCGACGACCGCGTCTCTGAAAATCATTTTTGGCCGCCCTTCTCGGCGTCAATAAAATTTTGCCAAAATTTCGACCAAAGATACGCAGAAACCAGGCATATTGCGCCAGCCACAAACCAGGTGGCCAGCGGCAAGAGGAAATATGTGCCAATCAAAATAAGCAAGCTGCCCAAGGCATAAAGCAGGTCATCGGCATAATTGAGGAGGAATTTGATTTTTTGGATCATTTGAAGTAGATTAAAAGCGAATGCCCGTCATAAGCGCGACATTACGGTCGCGCTTGTGACGGGCGGGAGAGCCGTCGATACCCAGTTGCTAAATTATCTTGCTGCAAATATTATAGCACGAATATTCTAAAAGCAATCCTATGTCGAAAAGTTCATAAATACATTTTTAAGTTACCATCATCTGTAAAATAGCAATCCGATTCAATCACCGCTTTGGTAAATCCAGCTCCAAGAAAAGAATATCCCCGCATGACCAGATTGCGCGCCTGGCGCTCCACAACCCGCCGAGCAATGCGCGGATCTGGCTGCCCACCCGTTCCCATCATCCTGGATGGCACATGGCGCTCGACCCAAACAATCCATCCAGCATCGAGCGCCGCCAATGCTATCAAAGCATTTCGCAATCTACGCCACTCATCAAATCTAATATTATCGTCTGCCGACGGTATTTTTGTAACTCGCTTTTTGGGCATTGCTGAAATTTTCTTCATGGCAATCTCTCTTAAAATCCAAAGTCTTCCGAATTAGTCCAGCCATCGTCTCTTATTACCGTGACCAATACAGGCAATTGTTTCAGCGCGGTTATGATCGCTGAGAGCAAATCAATGCGCTTTGTGTCTTTAGTGCGCTTTTTCGAGAGCCGGATATTTTCATTTCCATCGGCCCATTCAACCGCATTCGTCACACACCAGCGCAAAAGCGGCGACCCATCATGCACCAATTTTCCCTGAATTACCAGCTCGCGAAATAATTTCGTAGGTTCGCTTAAAAGACCTGTCACCTGTTTGATTTCAACGCATGTGCGCCCCTTGGCGGATTGTTCGTGCATAAAGTGAGTGGCGTTGTACGGGTCATACGCCAACTGGTGAATTTTCCACCCATGCTTTCGCTCGCATTCATCCATGTACGAGTCTATGGCGAGATAATCCACCACCGCCCCGTCTGTAACCGTCAGCCAACCCTTGTCTGCCCAGTCTTTGTATGGAATTCGATCAGTTTTTTCGTGCTGCGCTATCGCATCTTCGGGCAAGAATCCATGCGCGCAAACGGCTACTCGGCCATCGCGCAGCAAAAAAACGAAACCAACTGCTGTCAAATCAATTCGCCTGGAAAGATCAATCCCGGCCAGGCAGATTGAATCGCGCGTCAATTCTAAGAATTGTTCCCGCGACACGCCCAACTGGTCATATTTCAGCATGTGTTCGCCCATATAACTGGCGGTATCCCCCTCCACCCATCGGTTCAGGTTCTTTATCCTGAATGTTCGGATTTTTGACGGGTTGCCAGAGCCAAACGCCTCGTCATGCTGCTGTTTGAGCGTATCTAATCCTTCGCGCGTAGCTGCTCGCAACGGGTTACTTTTTATCCAGTTGTGCGGATCGTGCTCATCATCATTTTCGTCCAGCTCGCGGATCATCACAAAATATCGCTCGTTGAGAGACGGATCATGCAGGATCATCTTGCAGTAAAGATATTCCTGGTAGCACGGACTCTCTATGTTATTACCAGCCGTGGTAATTGTTGCCAGCAGGGCCTGCCTACGCTGCCCAAAAGCCGAGGCCATCAAATCAAATATTTCGCTTGTCTTGTGGGCATGATACTCATCGATGAAGACGCCTGATGGCGAAAAAGAATCCTTATTTTCGGTCTCACCTGAAAGCGCTGTCATTTCTCCCTCTCGCTCGATGTGACTCATCGAATATTTGCCAATGTCCAACCGTTTTCGAATATCCGGCGATTTCTTGGCCATCGACCTGGCCGAGTTATACAACACGCGCGCCTGTTTTGCATCGACGGCGGCACAATATACCTCCGGGCTTTCCTCCAAATCTCCCACCATCAAGTACAACCCAACCCCTGCTAACCTTGTCGTTTTGGCATTCTTGCGCGCCTCGGTCAAAAAAGCTTTTTCAAATCTGCGTAACCCGGTGCGGCGTCCATTTCTGCGGGTGATCTCCAGTTTCTTCGAGACCCAACCGAAAATACAACCCAAGTCAAACACGTGCGCCGGTATCAGATCAATCGGCTGCCCAGCTTCGGGTCCCTTGACGTGACGTAAATATTTAAACCAATCTATCGCCACAAATTTGGCCTGGTCAGCGTCAAATATCCATGGAAAATCAGGGTCGATATCTGGCCTGGATCGAATGCCTACCTGGTATCTGTCCACCAGATCAAACAAGGCCTTGTCCAATTGTCCCGCCCTGGCCAGATCGTGCAAATGTCGCTGTGCCGCCAGGCGCTCGGGTGTCCCTGCCAAGCGCTGGCCAGTATGCACATCAAGCGCATATTGGGTAACCGGGTCCAACTGGCTCAATCAAACATCTCCCCGAATGAGTCTTTGTCGTCGTCGTCAGCGATCTTCTTTACAAGCCTTGCGCGCGCGGAGGGCGTTAAACCCAGCTTATCGGCGTACTGCGCCATGATCCGGGCCCAAGATTGTTGCATCTGCACATCCGCGGCTGTGCGACGCTTTTTCTTTGCCTGGTGTTGATATTGCGCTACTGCATCGCAATATGTTGCCAGCATATCGGTATCCAAGATATCGAATAGTTTCAAGTTCGCTGCATTGCTGACGGTCTTATCCCAAATAATCTGCGCATCTGCGCCAAGCCAATTGGGCTTCACCAACTTGATTGGTTCGGGTCGCTTTAATTGGCTGGCTGCCTCAGCCCGCGCATTCACCTCAGCCTTCGTCCAATGCTTCCCCCCTCCCTTTTTCCCTACACCCATGGTGTCAGCGGATACATGGTTTGTTGGCATAATTACGCTTTTTCTACGGTCGCCCAGCTACATCGGTTGCCTGCTACCTGGCAGCCTGACTTTTACCGGGACTGGACTTTCACCAGTGAGCAGACGATGACTTTTCAGGACACATCACGCGGTGTTAGGCGGTATCCCTGCCAGTCGGGACACCTAGATTATTTACTGCATTCGCAGGAGCCACTTTCTCGATTGGGCAATTGGAATCTACGTGCTGGCTCACGGAACATCAGCGTCACCCAATTCAACCGCTGATTACCTGCTCTTTCCTGTTACTCGTGACTCATTCATTTTTGAACATGAGGCGGTTTGCCGAGTTGCACGGCTTTACTTACAAACCACCTAACTATCAGATGACGCGGAGGGCATCAAGTACAATTTTTCAACGCTGATCGGGGATTCTCTCGTGAGGATCCATCCCCACGCGCTCGACAGCCCCTAGCGAAAACTTTTTTTGCCGGGGGGAAGAGATTGGTTGAGTCCAACCTCGCGTGCGGTTTGTGCTGAGTGACAAGCATGGCACAACGACTCCAACTTACTGCCATAAAACTTCTCAACGTCACCTTCGTGCCGCTCAATGTGATGCACGTCGGTGGCGAGTGTATAAATGCCTTTCTCCAAACATCGCGCGCACCACGGCTCCGCACTCAGTTGCGCCAGCCGCATCCGCTGCCATCGTCGATCGTATAGATTCTGATGCTGTTTCCGGCGAATGCCCCTGGCTTGATTGTGAAGCATGCGCGCGTGATATTCACAGTATGGTGCTGGTTGCACTGATGTGCAACCAGGCCAACCGCATGGACGTAACGGTTTTGCAGGCATCACTAAGGCTAAGGAATCCGAGCCATACAGAATTATATAAATCCGCCAGGCGCAGCCAATCTGCGCCTGGCTTATCCACTATTCGGTGTTGGAATGCCCCAGCAGCGGCAACCTCGCCGCCTTGAACGCGTCGTAAGCCGGCTTAGATCCGGCAATCTGGACAAGGAAACCCAGCACAAATATACAAATCTCCGCAATCTTCCCGGCATATCCATCAAGCACATCGAGAGTGATGTCAGGCCGAAAAACGCCAAACGCCACCAGCCCAATGAAGAAGAATAAATTAAGGCCAGCCGCCCAGCGGTCGGCCATGCCATCTGCTACCAGCCCAGGGATGAATTTGAGCAAGCTGACAATGGCCGCCACCAGTTTCGACACGCCTACCAGGGATGCAAACCCAATGACAATCACCAATACGGCGTTGAGAATGCGGTCAATTGGCATATCTCCCAATTGACCAACCTGAGCAGCCTGGACGGGTGCAGGAAACATAATCATCACAATCACGCTCAGAACAAAGAATGGGGCAATACTCTTGCATCTCATACACGTCTCCTTTTTGAGTATTTTTGAGTAACAGAAACCGCCCTAACCTGCCCAACTCGCGCGAGTTAGGTTCAGGCTGGGCGGTAAACTCCAGCGTTCCCAATTGTTGATAACATTATAACACAAGCGTTCTACTGATTAATATTTATGATAACTTGGTCGCTCTTCTTGAGCATGTCCTCGATGGCCTTATCGCTAACCGACCAATAAACCACGCTGCCGCATTGTATGCAAATTGCACTCATCGATTTAATCAAAAGTCCACCAGCCCGAAGATAGGCCAAGCCATTGATTTCAACGATTTGACCTATTTCGATATGGCATTCCGGGCAGATGACACGAGTATCGCTCATAATAATTTTGTCAGCGGCGGCGCGCAACGAATAAATGCCAGATTCAGACTATCTTCCTATCTTCACTCAACTTCTATCGTTTCCGCGGAAACGGGAAAAGAAATTTCGATTTCCGTATCCGCCTCGCTTGCCGCCCGTCTCAACGAATCCGGCAGATGGACGCCGACCTTCTGCGCGGCCAATTCGACGGTTTCATAAAAGTCAATCATGCAGGTGCGGCTTCTGCTGTCAGCCTCAATCGGCGGGCGCAAGCGATGAATCATATTTAAGGCCAATTTTCTTCTCAGAAAATCGAATTTCTCTTCATCAGATGCTATTTTTCCTATCTGCGCGAATTTCGGCCCTTCATCAAGCCCATAANCCGACAAGCAATCCTCTAGCGCTTTTACCGCTTCCAAGTTCATGGCGCCGAATAACTCGTCGGCGAAAAAATTCGCCGCTTCCCATAGCAATCGCTCCCTCTTATTCTGAGCCATCGCATAGCGGTTATTTGGCGAAAGAATACCGGCCTTTTCCATGGCTCGCTCGGCCTTGACCAAGTCTTTTAATTCCAGCATGGATTTCCCCACCACGCACACCACGCATAATTCCTGATCTATCCCATCATCCTCGAAGCTAAATTGCGATGGGTACTCGCCACGTATTTTTTCCCGCTGGATGATCCGCAAATCTGGCACCCGCTCCTTCCACAATGCCTGATGCCGGGCATCGTATCCTTTCAATATGACGAATTTGCCATCGCGCTCATCGTACAAATCAACCCCTGTCTTTTTTGCGATCTGGAATATACGCTCTTCGTCCCATGCTTTCTTTTTTCGCATGTGGCAAAATCGCAAGCCACAGTAATGCATTTTTCCCAATCGCCCATAAAACGGGCAGGAGTCGCAACTCGGGGGATCGTGCAAAATAGCAAGAGTTTCTGCCATTTTCTTAGATTCGTCGTCTTCCATCGCACCAAGCATTACCTCCGCAGCGATCGTGTTTTTTGCATGCGCGAAAACGCGCAGAATTTGGCTATTCTCAGTGAGCGTTGCCGCATCACTCAATGTTAGCGAAGGCAGGCGATAATTCGGAAAATTCTTCATCGTCAGCAACCAATATTTTTCTGATTTATGCCAGTTCATCCCAGCCCGTGGCCTGCCAGTCGCCGCGCTCTCCTGCCACATCATCAGAATATTGCGCTGCTTGTTCAGCGCTTTTTGAATAATGTCTGTGAAAGCGCTGATTCCTTCAGATGCGACGATTTCCTGGGCTATTTGCTCAATAATATTTTCGTCTACGAGATTTCTGACCGAGAGCAATGCCCTGGCCGCTCCCTGGCTCATCTTTCCTTTGCCGAGCAGCTCGCGCGCGCCGGCTGGCAAATCGAGCAATCGCAGCGTCCCGCGTACCGTCGCGTCGTTGACGCCAAATAATGCACCGATTTCAGCGGACGATTTCCCGAATTCGTCCCGATAACGCTTCATCGCGCTGGCCGTTTCAATTGCGTTTAAATCCTTGCGCGCCAGATTTTCGCCAACAGCATATCTGAACATAACCTCATCCCCTAATTCATGTAGCTGCAATGGCATCTTATCGTAAGATTTCACGGGATAGCCGCGCTCGGTAAACCAAATTCCCGTCCGGGCATTCAGGAATTGGAATGCCTTAAAGCGAGAATGCCCAAACGCCAGCTGATATTTATCTCCGGCGCGCCGCGCCACCGGATATTGCAGCAATCCATCCGCGGCAATCGAATGTGCGATTTTCTCGATATGCTCTGGATCATCCGAATTTCGCGGCTGCCAGGGATTCGGCTCAATCTCGTCGAGCGGAACAAAGATTATATTAGTCATAGTCCATTCTCCAATTTGAATTTCACATGAGGGTTTCCATCGTGCGGACTTGGCCCTTGAGATAATACTCATGGTTTCCAATAATCGCCTTGGGCGAACTCACAACAAACGCCTGTCCTGGCCATTGCTGGATGACCGTTTTCCACTCATTAATAGACGGATACACATCCGCCCGTGAAAGCTGAACATCGATGACGCGCCCTTGCACCCGCAGCGCCACCACCAACCCCTTCGCCAGCCGGCGTCTGGCCGGCTGGCGTGTGCGCTCCGCCTCGCGGAGCATATTGTCAAGCGTCTGCTTCAGGGTCATAGTCGTCATCCTCATCATCAACAGTTGCTTGGTTTTCTTGTTCTTTCTTTTTCGGAAATTTATCAACCGTCGTGAACTCAACTGTTGCGCCGGGAAAATATTCCGTTAGAAAATTCTTTATTTCTTGCTTCCCTGCCATCCAGTTTGCAGCATATTCATTTCTGGCTACCACTACCAGATTTCCATTGTCGAATCTGACAGGCCTGGCGACTTCCACCCACGTCTCGAACATTGATCTCGGCAATTCCTGGCGTAAGGCATTTAAGAAATTATGCCACGCCTCCAAGACTTCGCCGGGCACCGCGCAACTTGAGCACTCTTCAATTTCTCGCGCCTCGGCTTCTGCGTCAGATTGTTCTGCGCGCGCCGCCGCATCAATCGCATGCGCCAAAAAATCCTCGCTAAATGGCGACAAATTCTCCTCCAATCCAAGCGCGCGCAAATATGCATCCGGTAATAAATCCTGGTGCAAGATTTTTCGCTTCGATCTGGTGGCTAATCGTGCCCTAAGCAATCCTATAGGATTGCGAATTTTGCCTCCACGTCTTATATCTGCATTGATCTTGCAAATCCAGGCAAAAGCCAACTCTGGTTTTGTTCCGCGAGGTACCTCGTCAAGGCTAAGGATATCGCCGAAGACAAGATTCAGATTTCCAAGCACGGTTTCCAAGTCTGCCGGAAATTTTTCTTCATCAGGTTCTAATTGATGATGATTGATATTATTATTAATTAATTCATCATCATCAATCATGATTGAACCCGCTTCTTCCGGTTCAGAATCCGATTTTTTCGGATTCTGAACGCGTTTTTCGCTATTTTCGAGTGCTTTTTGTCCGTCATCTTCGCCAGAATCCGATTTTTTCGGACTCTGGAATTCGCTATCCATCTCGATGACTGTTCCATGCGCATCGCAGAATCCGATTTTTTCTGATTCTGGCTCTGCATCTACATCTGCCATCTGTAAAACCTTCCCCATAACTGGGTCAATTCCGGGCAGCAAAAACTGGTAGCCTTCGCCCAAGCTATAAAATGCTTCCCCGTGCGCACGCTTGATTTCCCGCACCATTTCGTAGCCGGTCAGGATATCCAGGGCATCGCGCACTGAGTCCGGTTTGTAACCTGAGTACGCGCACATCTGTCGAACAGTCAGCGCCTGGCGCACCAGGAGCAGCACCCATAGGATGCTGGCCGGCGCGCCCTTGATTGACCGCACGAACATCATTGGATTTTGAATTTGCATTGGCATTGTTATCCCTCCATCACCGCTTTCTCTACCTTTTGCGCCAGGTCTTCGGCGCCCGCATTCCGGGCCATTTCCGCCGCGATTGGCAGCTCGTCGGAAAACAGATGCACACGCCCACACACAGAATCAGCGAACGCGAACCAAATATAAGCCTGGGCATCCCCTTTCGGCGACCGATTCCTATCCAGTAACCTTGCCTTTTCCTCGTCCGTAATGTAGACGATAGCCATCTTTTCGCTCATTTCGACCTCCCGAAATATGTTACAAAAATCAAAATCGTTTCTTGTTACAAATTACAAAAGGAAGGATTCCAAGCTCCCGGCCAGGTCAGCATCATCTGGTAAACCTTCGATGTTGACCTGGAGCGTGCCTGTCCGCAGCCCGGCCTTAATAAATGCTGATCGTTTCCGGGGCGGAACCCGCGCGAAGGCCGTTAATAAATCGTCGTCATCACCTTCGCGCAGGGTAATCGCCGTCCTCACCACCACAACTGGCGTGGTTAGCTTCCGCCTGGGCATGGGTTAGTCCTTTTTTTTCAAAAGCGTCATCTTGTACAGCCCGCGTGCTATCGCCTGCACCGGGTTGTCTGGGATGAAGCCCTTGCCATTGAATTTCAACGCCAGATTCGGCAGCAGCAGCGCGCCGCCGCCCATAACCAGCACCGCGGCAAAGCGCCGCCAGGCGCTGCCCCACTGGCGCTCGATGACGCCCAGCACTTCCCGCTCCCAGATGGGCAGCGCCTCGCTGGTGTCCAGCTGGCCGGATCGCAACAGGATGTCCATTTCGCCCAGCGAATACAGCCGCTGGCCATTTAAGATTTCCAGTAGCCGCCGTACTCCAGAAGCCGTCCCGGTCGTGAAACGCTGCACCGGCGCGCGGTCCCGCACCACAAGCAGTTCAACCGTTCCGAAACCAACCGAAATGATGCCAACTTCCCGCGTGAAGGCTCCCTTGCGCGCCGGGATGAACGTCCCTTTTTCGTCGAGCAGGTAATCGAAGAGCCCGCCGCTGACCTGGCTGGCAATGCGTACATCATCCACCGAAACGGTGTATTTCTGCCCGTCCGCTTGCCAGGTATGTACACCCCGCAGCCAGCGCCTCACATTCTCTGCATTCTCGCCGGCATTTTCGCTGGTGAGCGTCTCTTGGGGCAGCCCAACCACAATCGAGAGCGGCGCGTCGAAAATGCCGTTCTTCTTTTGGTAGTTCGTCAGCGCTCCATGAAGGAGCGCAACCATCTCCGGGCTGCCGTTGAAGCGCTCCACGTCCAAATTTTCCACAGGGCGCCCATAATCGTGCGCCCCAGCGCCAATATAAAACGATCCGTGACTGTTCTTGATATGCAGCGGCGCCTTGGTCTTTTTCAGGCCCAGGGTGCTTACCACCCGCTGATTACCGTTCCATGCCGCCTGGCTGAGCGTTTCCTGTCCGCCCTGCTCGCCGTAAATTTTGAATGCGCCGTTCCCAGCGTCTACGCCTAACTGAATCATGATTTGCTCCCTTCTGTTGTCACATCGGCAGCGGTCGGTAGGCCGCCACCGTCCGAGGCCAGGGACTTCTCACCCAGCCAAATATCATTCCTGAAATACGCCGGCGCATTCTGCGCCACCGTCCATCGTTGTTGCAACTGCGCAGCCTCATCCGCCGTCAAAAACCCTGGCGGCACGTTCACAAAATTGGGAAGCTTTCCCTTCTTATTCTTGTAATACAGCGCCGCCTCGCGGATGGCGTCCAGCGCGGGCTGTTTTTGGTCTTCCCGCCGCCAGACCATGCATAAGTCAATCATTCGCCCTCCTCGTAGGGGTTTGTAGGGGTTTGTAGGGTTGGTAGCCCGGTTGGTGGGGTTGGTAGCCAGTTGGTAGGGGTTGGTAGGGTTGGTAGGTTGGTAAGCAAACTGACCAATTTGGGCGTGATGTAGGTTGCATTCGCCCGCATTGGGTCTTTTTCCGACCATCCGCGCAGTTCCCAGTCATGGAGCAATCGTCGCGCCTCTCCTTGTCCCAGTCCCCAACCCATCAAAACCTCGCGGCTGATTTTTCCGCCAGTCTCGGCCTGGGCTCGCTCGGCAAGTTCCTTCTCTTTCGGGGTCAGGATAGATGCGCTTGCTCCGTTCATCAGATGGGACTTATCCAGATAAAAAGCCTGGATAAGCCCCCAACGGTTGGTGATTGCCCGGCCTGGGGTCCGCTCCGAAATCTGGGCCGCAGCCGCCACACCAACGTTGCGCGCCACGTTTTCGCTGTTGACTTTGTGGGCAATGATCACACCGACCTCATCCCGGACTGCACCGATAACTTCCTTGCTGAAATCCTGAGCGCTCATCAGCAGAGAGATGCCAAATTTGCGCCCGCGGCTGGCTAACTCGACTGCCATCTTGCCAAGTTTTCCATCCGGGCCGCCGGTCTTGGTCACGGCAGAATTGAATTCATCTATGGCAATCAGCACCCGCTTCAGGGGTTCCTGGCCGTTCGCCGCCGCCCATTGGTTGTATTCCTCGATTTTCTCGGGGTAGTTCGCCGCCTGCTTGTACAGGCTGGAGCGGTGTTCCAGTTCGCCTAGAGCGATCCTGAGAACTTCGATAAACTCATCGGTCGTGTTTGCCAGCGGCGCCAGCAAGGCCGGATGTTCGGCCAGCATCGGGAAGGTAGTCCCATCCAAATCGGCCAGGATCAGATTGAAATCTTGCCGGATTGCCTGGTAAACCAGCGAACGAGTGGTTAAAGATTTTCCCGAGCCAGTGTATCCAACCACGATAATGTGTTTCAGATCGCCCCATTTGCCGCCCGCGACCTGTCCATCTGGTCGCAGGCCAATCATCGCTCTCCCAGTTGGGAGGTTCGTGGGCAGTTCGATCTGCCTGGGCAGGCGTTTGGCCGGGGTCAAGACGACAGCAAAGCGAAAGCCGGTCGAGTTGCTCCAGTAGACCCGCTGTTGCCCACCCAGGGCGCTCGAAATCTGATGAGTTGCGCGCGCAAAAGGCTCTGGTTGGGGGATGCGGCTCGCATCCAGCACGGCATAGAAAATGACATCCTGCTGGGGAGTCCCACGCAGGACCCAACCCTGGACGTAGTCCGAGCTGGTACCTGGCCGGCTATCCAATACCTGACTGATGACCGCCTGGGCTTTTTGCGCGGCGGGGAGATACCGCTGCAAATCAATCATCCTGCACCTCCTGGGCCATCTGGCCCTGGATATCGGCGTCCCACTGGCTGATCAGGCCGGTTTCGCCAGGTTGTACTACCTGAATGTTGACGGCGGGCTGCTGTGCCATGCCACTGGCCAGCCCCACAGCCTGCCGTGAATAGCCAGGCGGTAAACGCCCAATGGCGTCAACGACTTTCGCCTCGTGGTTGATTTGTCGCTGGATATCATCCGAGGTACCCAGGCTTGGGACAGTCACCCCATCCTTGCGGCTAAAATCAAGCACCGGCCCGAACATCAGATCGGGCTGCAGGGCGCGCTGATTGATCATGATCACCCGCACCCGGCCGTTCTCATCGGCGATAACGCCGATCTGTGATTTCTTCCATATCACAAAAATCGCAGCCGCGAGCACAACCAGTGCAAAGAACCATCCGCCCCAGGCCGAGATCCACATTGTTGCCTGTGCTTTATCGAGCTCGATTTTGGCTTTGTTACTTTCGGCATAGACGGCGGTTTGTTTGGCCCAGATCACCGGCGCTTCCTGGGTTTGCTGTGCGGCAATCTCAGTGGCTTTGGCCTCTACCGTTGCGGTAATGCCAGTGACGGCCATCTGGGTCGCTGTGGCCTGGGCCTGGGCGGTCGCGGTGTCAAAGGCTTGCGCGGCGGCTACGGTTACCTGAAAAACCTGCTGGGTAGCGGTTGCGGCCTGTCGAGTGGAACGATCATCCTGGTCGTAGCGTTGCTGGGTAGCCGTCGCGTCAATCACTTGCTGGGTCGCGGTCATCTTGGCGCCTGTTTCAATCCGCTGATTATTCACGGCCTGCTCAGTCAGGCGCAGGTACATGTCCTGTTGAATAAGTTGCACCCCGGCTTCGATGGCATCCAACCCCTCGGTTGGGGTTGGAATGGGGGCAGGCTGGCCGCCGCAGGCGCTTAGCGCCAACAATAGAACAAATGCGCTAAAGAGTAATTTTCGGCTCATCATCATCCATCCTGGTAACAGTCGGGAACATTGCACCAGGCTGGCTTCCAGCACTGGATTTATTGCTCGCCATCTGTTGCATCAGCATCAGCCGATATAGTTCTGATTCACTCATCGCTTTGGGCTGGTGCGGCTGGCCCCAGTAAGCGTTCGGGCCACTGGCCCATTTGCTGGTAGCCGGATTGTGTTGCTGGCGCCACGTCTTGCGCGCCCAGACAAACACAGCAGTCGCGCCTGTTGTGACAAAGCCACCGATCAATGTGCCAATGATGGCCTTCACAACCCATTGCCCGACGACCAAGACTGGTCCAGGGGCTTCTGCCCCGGCCACAGTCGCGTTTAGAGACGCCACGGCCAGGTCAACCTGCATTCCGCTCCACAGATTCCACAGAACGACCAGTCCGAGGAGCGCAACCAGGCTAATCAAGGGGTATTCCATTTGGGTCTTCAAAATTTCACCTCCAGAATGGTAAAATGGAGGCGCAGCCGATTCCCAATCTTCTGCGCCTGTGAGTGGCCAGCCCTCCCCTGGTCGCTCACTTTTTATTTCCGGCCGGGGGAGGCTCTTAAATCAGGTAAAATATCCCCGCCCGGCCAGGTGGAACTGGCCGGGGGACTTGCTCTTAGGGGCGTTTCGCGCCATTCCCGACCCACCCCGGTCAAAACAGGATTCCTACCCCTGTTGACTACATCACACCGTCGGGAGATACAAATGTTTGATATTGATTCCTTCTTTGCCGAGAACCCCTGTTCTCAGTCCACGCGCGATACCTACTCGTATGCGCTTCATCGCTTTGAGAAGTTTTGCTCCGATCCGGGCGCTTGCACGCCCGGGGAGATTCTCAAATTCTTCAAAACGACCAAGTGGGGGTCATCTTTGCAGTACACCGCCGCCACTGCCATCAAAAAATACCTGCGCTGGAAGTATGGAGCCGCGCACCCGGCCCTCAAACTCCGCGTCAAGCGTGACCCTGCCAGACCAGGGCGGACATTGAACAAAGCCCGCGCTGAAGAATTGCTTGCATCGTTTGACCTCGCCACCGTCAAAGGAAAACGCGATTATGCAATTGCCTGCCTTGCCCTCGATACAGGTTTGCGCGTCAACGAGCTCGCCACGTTAAAATTTGTCGATATCAATCTTGGCGAACGAGTTCTAAAAGTAAAAATAAAGGGGGGGAATTGGGCCGATGCGGTCTTCTCGATTCACACACGCATGGCCATTGCAGATTGGTGTAACTATCGCCGCATGGGCGACGAGCGGCTTTTCCAGGTGACGCGCGACGGTCTGCGCGTCATCGTCCGGCGTTGGGGAGAGAAACTCGGTTTCCGTCTTTCACCTCACGACCTGCGGCGGTCATTCGCCACTCTCAGCACCAAAGCCGGCGCGCCCTCGCGCTTGGTGCAGGTCGCCGGTCGTTGGTCATCCATCGACATGGTTGAGCATTACACCCAGGCCATCGAGCCGGCAGACTTTGACGAATTCTTCCCTGTGCATCGCGTGGTCGATTAAAAGCAAAAAGCCCATATAAGTTACATAAACGCATGTTCGACAATGTAAACTTGCATGGGCTTTTTGGGGGCGCGGGTGGTAAAATCGCGGTTGCCCCCGCTGAATGACTCTTAAACTGCTTGTTTAAGAGTCACGGCTCTCGCCGAACCTTAAAAAATTTGTCCCCGCCCGACCGGCCTGATTATGAGTCCTGACTCTTAATCAGTGGGTTCAGGGTTCAAGTCCCTGGTCGATCACAGG